GTGTACGCTCGTAGTTATAATATATTACGCATTGAAAGCGGTTTAGCTGGTTTAAAATTTTAACATCTAATAATAGAAATGGCGGGTCGGGTCCAGCTCGCCACAACGGGTACCCAGGATGTTTTTTTTACAGAAAATCCTGAGTATACGCATTTCATAAAACAATTCAGGAAACATTCGAATTTTGCGATATACGACGTAAAACATGATGTAAGGGGTGAGATTGCATATGGAGGTACAATAAAATGTACGATACCGGCTGGTTCGGGAGACCTGCTGAAAGGTGTTCGGGTGCATATCGATCTTCCAGCTTTGAGCGCCTATAGAGGATATAACGAATCTATCGGACACGTTATAATCAAGTATGTAGATTTAGTGCTAGGAGGGCGGCTCATACAACGCATTCCACGCGATTGGTTACAGATATACACTGAACATTACATTACACAGACAAAGCAAACAGCGTTATCAAAACTAATCGGTAAATATCCGGATGATGTATCCGGTATGGCTGTAGAATACGGTACTAATCCTATAAATGGATACCTGGGTAATGCGACGACCCCTACGAAGTATATCGTTGATATACCATTCTATTTCCATAACAACCCTGAACTGGCTATACCTTTGTGCGCACTCACAAAACAGGAATGTGAAATCGAAATTAAATTGAGCAATGTTACAGATTGTATTTACACCGGTCATCTCGCTTTCGATGAGACTTATAACCCAGATGGAACAACGTACACTATCACGGTGCAACAGGTTAATGGAGTGGACAAGTACCACATTAACGGGTACGATAGACCCACTATTCGAATGAAACGAGGAAGTACATACTATTTCTCTATAAATCAGGGTACGGAGTTTATTCATCCTTTCAAAATTTCTGAAACGTTTGATGGAACTCATGGGGAAGGTGAGGCGTACACCACTCAACCCACTCTAACTCTTCCAGTCACAAACCCGTACGTATATTCGTTCACCGTACCGATAGATGCCCCGGATTACCTGTACTATTATTGTGAAAATCACCCCGGAATGGGTGGTCAATTGAATATTATCGATCCCACATTAGATAAGTCGAGTTTGAAAATTGATGACATATCCATACACACGGAACTCGTGCAATTAGACGAACCCGAGCGAATTAAAATTCAATCAGTTAAACAAGATTATATCATCACACAATTGCAGCGGAACGCGTTTCAGATTCCTATATCAACAACAGAAGGACGTGACAAAGAGAACTTTAGACTCAGTTTTACAAACCCTGTCAAGGAACTTTATTTCGTCATAGTGAGGAAGAATACACCCACTAGATCATTTCATCCATTCGACTACGATCACCCTGATCAGATATACCCTCCTCCAGGGGAACCTGATGTACGGTATACGAATTATGAAAATCTCGAAAGCTTGGAAATGACACTCGATAATGAAGTCATCCTCGACAAAATCACAGGGAATGTCGTAAATATACGTGCCGTGCAGAGTGGCATTCATCACTCTAGAACGCAATTGTTCAGAAGGTTTTACTCGTATAGTTTCGCACTTGAACCTGAACGCTGGTACCCGACTGGTCAGAAAAATTTCAGTATGATCAAAGACCAAAACATAACATTGACTTTGAATAATAACATACTTAACGAAAGAGAACTTAGAGTTTACGCACTCAGTAACAATATATTAAGAATACAGGATGGAATCGGACGACTTATCTTCCCAAATGGCTCAGTCGGCGATTGACATCATTACACCTGTATTGGAAAGCGCGGTAGTACTTTCGGGGCATTACGCCAGGGCGTGTGGTCGCGATACGATCCTGGCGAAAGACCTTGAATACTGTATGAAATACTGTGCCATGCATACAGTAGGTCAACAAATTGGGTCATACTTCCCTGAAATTTACGACGAAGTGAGTTCGAGTGAAAGTGATATGGAGATTGACGAAGAAATGGATGAAAGTTCATTTGAACCATACTCAGGTGAAGACGAAACGTTCTTGAAGATAAATGACGCATATAACACATGGAGTGATTGGAATCCGAACAACCCGTCAGAAACAATGATAAAAAATGCAATTGATAGTAATGGAAACATGTTCTGACATTGACGGGTGGACAGATTATGAATACAAAGAATTTGATTGTGATGATAACATTTCCGATACTGACGATGATGATCAGGAGAGGGGTGTCGTCAGGGGGTATAGCACCGATAAGTATAAAAAAATCTTATTTATCGAAGAGTTGTTGCCAGAATAAAATCTCTATATATTATAAAAAAATGTCCGCCGAAGTCGCTACCGATACACTCATCGCGATCTCCCGTGAGCTCGAAACACAATCCCTCAACTCCGTCGTTGCTGGGTTCTCCTTCGCTGCTGCCCTGTCGTGGATGGATCTTGTCAGGTGGTCCATCCATCAGGTTGTCAAGGTCCAGAAGAACGGTGGTATGAACTACGCTCTCACAGCGCTTTTCACCACCCTCCTTTCCGTGATCGTATACATGGTGATTTCTCGCGTCTCGAAGCGTGTCAAGAAGCCCGTGGCTCCCACATACGCTATCACTCGCTAAATCTTCGCGGTCTGGTGAATATTAAGAAAAATACACCTGTCACGATTATCATAAATATATAGATAAACGCATTCCACCTATTCGGATCCTCAAACTCCGGTATGCGCATAGGTGCGGGAAGCGAAAAATCCTTTTTCACGTTCGGAATAGTTTTCAACTTGTCTGTCGTGCATGTAACATTCAGCTTTAGAATATGATTGGCATTCCTAAAATCATATGGAATAAGTCTGTTATTGCTACTGTAAAAGAATTGTATACGTAACTTTGTTATATTTTGTGAACCAGTATCGAAATTATGTTCGACGATATCGTCTTGTCCAGAATAATTAATGACATCACCACACATCAGTATACGACCAGTGTAAAAGGGTGTATCTGAATAAATTGTCTTATTTAATTCCTCTGCACCGCTACTGATTTTTATGACGAGAGCGTCAGGTCCCTGTAGATTGATACTACCCGTAATCAAAAGACCGGAAACCCCTCCAGTAGCCGGTGTATTTGATTTCGCATTATCCGGTGGTAACCCTAGAATATCGTGTGGGGTTGTATACCCACCCGTGGCAGATGTATACCCATTCGCGCCGTCATAAAATTTAAACGAGAATTCACTACCCGCAGCGGCCGATGATAAAGACTCTATGGATATTTCATTTTTATCCTTATTATACGTAAATGATATAGGAGAAGTTACGTACGCACCACCTAGTGCATCATTAACCTTCGTTTGTAATTCAGCCGCTAATGTCTTTCCATTATAGTTACCGGGTGTTAATGTGACAGGTACTACTGTTTCTGGTGTAGTGTGAATGACAAAATCAAACGTTTTGTTGCGATCATTGATCAATAACTGACTCGCATGAATTCGAGCAGATGCGATAGAAATTTTATTAACATCGTAAATAGGGTTTTTAAGTTCTATGACATAATCACTAGGATTCGGGTATATAGTAGGGTCGCGTTCACCACTATCTATATCTAACGTGTATACGCTCATTAAAATATATGGATAATATTTTAATGGGTGTTGTTACTCGATTACTAAATTACATCATCTGCTGAGCGACTGGGTTGTTCTGGAGCTGCCTTTTCGCAACCCCTAAACTGTCATCCGTCGCATAAGGGTTGGAATTACCCTTGTAAGCATTGAATTTGTAGTACTTATTGTTATTGTATTGCTGTGTCCAACCACCACTCATAGGTCCATAACGGCCATCTACCCGCGTCGTATCTGCGCGCACAACGGTCGGCATGCCACCCTGATTAAGTGCACCCGCACGAACGTTCATACGACCTGCATTACCCATACGGTTCGCCTTACCGCGACGATCATCTGGTCGGAACCCATAACGATTTAATTCTTCGACCGTGTGTGCGGTACCGTAGGTTCGCGCTTCGCCTATTTGCACACCTGGAGACGCGAGGTATCCGTGCGAAAATGTAGAAACACCTGGGGTAATCTGGTTATTGTACCTGTACTGCTCAACATTGCCATCCTTCTTATTCCGTGTAGGATCTTGAGCCATCTTCATACCAGATACGACACTCTTGGCACCCGAAAACCCGAGACCATCGTCGCGAGAACCGGTTTGTGACCTGTTTGTTAAACGCTTCCCGTTTACGTGTTCACCCCGAACCACGTGACCATCAAAACCCTGAGATCTACCACCAGCGACGGGCCTGCGTTCGGGTAAGAATGCGGTTTTTTCTGGACGGTTGTGAGCGATATCACCCATCTTTCCACGACGTCCACCAAATATGTCATGCGCTGGGCCAGACCGACCGGGTAAAGTCGTGAGACGATGCGCGCCTACATTTTCAGGGTTCACACGCACGAGCTGCTGAAACCCACCAGTCGCGGCTACTTCCGGACCGACGGCAATACCCGGACCAATGAGCTGTCTCTCTATCGGGGATACGTTATTCATACGACCGTTATCGAACATACGATTACGCATATCGAGCACTTCAGTACCAGATGTACGTGCCTGTGGTACAATATCACCAAAGTTTTCTCGTTCGAACTTCTGTGGTGGGAGATTGTCGAGACCAATTGGTCCCGGTGCGGTTATGTCAGGGACTTCATTCTGAATTAGAATAGGACGTTCTGAAGGTTTAGATTCAGGTTGGTACATTTCTGGTTTTGGCTCGCTCAATTTTTTACCCATGTAGGCTAATCCGGCAATAGCTATAACTGAAATAGGGTCTGCCATTCTTATTTGTTATAAATATTTTTATTGAGTGGGATATCTCTTCATAAACATCAGATTTTGTGTATCCGCGCGCGTACTTTCAGGTTCATATGTCATCGCACGAAGTGGAAGCTTACACTTCATATCTTGAAGGGGGAATAGGTTTTGTTCATATGTTTTAGCCAGGATCTTGTTAAACTGACTGGTGGACTGTGGTCGGAGCTGATCACTTGTCTCGATATACTGAGCTGGCGAACCTTTACCAGCCATGTACGGGGATGTCCCATACAACATGGTGTTAGGGCGACCCGAACTGTAATTAAGAGTGCTGGGCTGGGGGTAAACGAATACCTCCTCAGTTGCACATACGGGGGGTCGTGTTGGTGTTTCAACCAAATTCATACCGGGTTGGAGTTGATACGCCATTTACTATTACATGAGAATATTTATCTATCTAAGCTGGACCATTCCCACCTCCAAACATACCGCTTCTCATATCTCCACTCGAATCTAACCCCCCGAACGCCTCTAATTGTACACCCCGTGCGTCAGGATCGCACAAACGACCATCAGTTCTACAAATTGGACCATTCTTTTCGCCATATAACCATTCCGCGAAAGCGGTCTGGTCACCGGGAATAGATGACACAGGGCCTGTAACAAACTGGCGGGCGTATGCGTTTCGCTGGAATTCGGGCATTGGAGAACGAGATTTCTGAGGGCCATACGGGATGGTACCTGATAACATCTGACTGACATCTCTTCGCACTGTGTTATAATCACATGCAGATGGGCGATCTGGGCGACCGTCATAATCAGACATTAATACATTCGCCATCGGATTATCATATGTGGGTAATTGACACGCAGTCTCGTACCCTTCCTTGACACTTAATGGCCGCGCTTTACCCTCCTTTATCATGTTATTCATTTCCATAACATACAACACACCTAAGCATGTAGAACCTAGTATGAAAACACGCACGTCACGTCTGATAAGGTATAAAATACACGTCGCGTAAATAATGAAACGAGCTGTAGCATTCACTCGTTCCGCTGATGTATGAACTCTGGTCGGCCAGAATTCAGTTACCTTATCAGCTCTGACAATTTGTTTTGGATCATCGAATAGTGATACCATTTATATTATATAGGTTTATTTTTTCATCATACCACCGAGAAGACCTTGCATAGATTTCATGAGCTGAGCTTCGTCGATATTCATTTCACCGTCTTCACCCTGCATTTTATCGGCACATTGCTTGGCGACCGTTTCAATCATACTGAGCGTTTCTGGTGGGATGGCAGTAATAGTCGTTCCTAGCATGTAAAGTGTCTGGATGTATTGCCAGATCGCGCTACGTGTACCATCAGACGCCTTTGGCCAGCATTGCGCCAGGTTGATATCTTTCAAAAAATCGATCTTATCAGCCTGTTCAAGAAAAAACGTTTCATCCCTGGCGTTAATCTTGTCTACATGAGGTGAGATATTCGCCATAAATCCTTCGACGACCATCCTTCCGTTCGCACTACGCATGAGTTCGAATGCAGCCATGTATTTTTTTAATCCCTTTTCTTCTGGAAAGGCTGAATGCAATTCCGTAAGAAATTGTCCCATCATGTCATTGAAGGCGGTAACGGAAGTCATTATATACCAATACACGAGATAAATCTTTAAGTTAGTCAAAATGGTTCGGTTGAGATAGTTTCACGTTTACCGAGACCGTTTGATATGATAAAATATACTAGTATACCCACCAGTGCAGCGGGTTTTGCGTAAGCGCTTGTCGAAAGTGTACCCTCGTCATTAAGACGAGCTTTGCCGTGTATGTATAATGCAGTTACTCCAGCGGCTATTAACGCAGCCGATGCAGGATCCCTAAGGTACTCGTCCATATTTAATAGCCAAGTTTTTTAGTTCGCGTTTCAGCGGCATCTGAAAACAAATCCTCGCCTTCATCCATATCCTGGGGAGGAGGATTCACGGGTTTCGAAGTAATAGTTCTGAACTCGTTTTGAAAAGGTGTAGATGGTTCTTCATTCTCCATGAATTCACCCTGGGGTTCTGGTGTCTCATCCATGGAGGGGGGTATTTCTCCAGTATCCATTTCTCCCTCTTCCATCGGCATCTGTGGTTGAGTTTCAGGCTCGGGTTGATCATATTCATCGATTTCGTCGATTTCATCCTGTTGTAAATCGGCGTCTTCGCCATTGATATATTCTTCACCAGCTGCAGACATATATGTTTGTAAAATCTGTTGAACAGGGATCAACTCTTTTACCGTGTTTTCAACACATAAAGCAAACCTTTCATATAATGCGTCATTTCTACTATGTTCGGACTGATTTTCGGTGAATACATAAGGATCCTTGTAAAGATCTTTCGCGGCATTTTTGTAACATGTGTGAATAAATACTTCATTGGTAGGTAGTTTGACCGACATTTTCTTAGTATCCTGGCTCAAACGAACAGCTGATAATATTTTTACGGAACTCACAAAAACGGCCGCGACCAAATCCTTGAACCACGCACATCGATCCGCGATGTTATCTGTGTGCTGCTTCGCCATCGTCTCACTCCATTCTGGTACATCTTTTAGCAATTTCTGGAACATTATGAGAACCTTGCGATTTTTCGACAGTGTATGAGCCTCTTGATACATTGCATCAAAAACGTCGATCATGACTGGACATATTAGAATAGACAGTTGCTCCATATACTCGCGTTTAGCTTCGACAAGAATGTTCAGGTTATCCATTATGAGTATACGAACTTTTATTCTCTGCCGTTTTCCGCATTTCTCCTGTACCGATTCGCAGCTTTTTTCAAGTTTATCAGTGTCGGAAATTCAGTCGCTTCATCTTCATTTGCTCTGCTGGATTTTGTCACTTTCCATGTTATTCGCAACTCGAAATCTCTTAATACATCCACGTTAAAACCAGCGTTTTCTAACTGTCTTTTAATATAGTTAGTCGCCTGTAATCTATCGTATGCTATGTATCCTACGATAAATGAAGGAATTTCCGCGTCGACGTATTTACGACCAGTCTCTACCGCTCGCCGCACTTTACGCGTGATTTGTTTATAGATTTCGACGTATGTTTCCTTTTTCATGCGGTTTCTCTTGTTGACAATTTGTGAAATCTCTTCAACGTTTATCATTAATAGTACTTGGACTAAATTTTAATTAAATCTAACTCACCCTGTTGAATGGTCTCATACTCTATATACTCAGATCCTTCGATCACACTCTCAAAAGGTGTCGTATCGCTCGGTGGTTTTATGTCTAATGGTTGTGACTGAACACCTATCACGCGCATCTTTCCTGACACGAGTATGATATTAGACGTAACCGAAAACCCGAATGGAAATCCCCCCATTTTCATACACATGAACATACAGCGGTATAACATATGGTTCTTATTTTTATGTTTGTACTGACGAATACCGGTCGTTTCTATTATGTAATTGGGTATTCCAGCCTTTTCGCGTATATATTTGTTGGTGATCATAACCATTTTTGAAATCTTGTCGCTGTTGACATCGAGTGTTTTAACTTCTACGTACTCGGACATATTAGGCATGGGGTCATTTATAAGAACTTGGTGAATTGGAATAGTTGCACTCTTATTCTTGAAACCCTCCTTCCTGTTATCAAGTAATAATACCACCAGTATAAGTACCAGTATTACGTTGTACATTAATATATGTCACAAAAAAAGTGCGTTATCATTCATATTTTTTTTGATAAATTACATTAGATGTCTCTTCTGGTATTCAGTCCTAAGTGTAAACATAGTGTAGAAGTCATAGAATATATCAAGAAACACAAAGAGTTACAGCAAATCGTTCAGTATCACAATGTCACTGTATCAGGAATACCCCCCGAGTTCAGGACAAAAATTACACGTGTACCTACCATGTTAACAAAAAATGGTAAAATTCTGGTAGGGCGTGAAATACGTAACTGGCTTGAGTCTCTTCTCCCAGTTCAGGAATTAGATACCTGTGATTTTGGATCTATATTTTCTTCGACCCTGGACGGTGAACCCAGTACTAACATATTTGGTCTCGACGATTACGGGAAATCACTTCAGCCAGCTATGACACGGGAATTGGAAGAAAAAATAAGTCGTAAAGTTGAAGATTCGGCTTATACTGACATAAAGAAATAAAACGCGAGTTATCGAGTATGAAATTAGTGACTGTACAAGCTGCAGCCATCAAATCTACATTCGAAGTGCTAAAGGATATATTGAACGATGTCAATATATATTTCAAGTCAGATGGTGTGTATATCGTGACATTAGACACCGCACGAGCATCACTCATTGATATGCATCTTCCAGCTGAAAATTTCGAGGAATACACTTGCACGGAAGAAGTTGATTGTGGTGTTAATATGACTAATATGTACAAACTCCTAAAAACAATTACCGTTAACGACGTCCTCGTCATATCCGTCGATTCTAAAGAATTCATGAACATCGAAATTCACAGCGAACAAAAGAAAACGTCTACGAAGTTTGCATTAAAACTACTCGACATCAACGAAAATCAGATAGAGGTTCCTGACATGCACATGACTATAAACACGCCTATACCATCTGTGGATTTTCAGCGAATTTGTAGAGACATGTCGAACATCGGTGACGAGATTGAGATATCCAGAAGCGGAAAAGTATTACGTTTACTGTGCAGGGGTGATTTCGCTGACCAGGAAACGGAAATCCAGTGTGTAGATGAGTGCCCTACCATGTCGGGTGCCTATTCACTTCGATATATGAATATCTTTACGAAAGCGACGAGTATGTGTTCTACTGTGCAAATTATGCAAGAAGATCAGAACCGGTTTCTAATTCTGAAATACAACGTCGCAAATTTAGGAGATTTGAAGTTTTATTTATCGACTAAGGTAATTGAAGATCAGTAAGATACCCCGTCGCTGTGTCTACAGTTTTTAACATACCAAAACAATTTTTAATCTTAATTTTAGGGTACATCGTTGCCATGAAACTCTCTTCATAATAAAACATATCACTTATTTTCATTTTCTCACCGTAAAAATCTGAATACGGACCGGAATACCGTCTGATTTTTTCGAGAACATCTTTTACAGGTTTGTCATTTGCGTCTAACAGCTGTGCACTTGATAACGGTATATGGAAACACATCGTTTTAACTTTCACCGGTGGCCATGTGTATTTACAATTCGATGTTAAGAATTTATAAATCTTGTTATTATACCAAAATTTAACTCGAATGATGAGTTTTTCGACCGCATCCGGTGGTTCCGGGATTTCATCATCTATATCCACATTCGCAAGATACGTTTTGGTACCTGGCTCAATTTGTTCACGTTCACGTTCCCAGAAAGGTTCATCAGTTTTAAACTCTTTTGTATGATCGACAACATATTCAATGTATCGACCAACTATAGTGAAATTTGGTTTACTGAATAAAATTTTCATGACGTTTTTTAATGTGTAGATTACGTTAATTAAAAGCGAGCTGAGTACTTTAATCATTGATATACATGGAAGGTAATTTTTTAAGTCGGTATAATAACCGAGTAGACGAATGGATCGCAAAAATAGAAGATGATCCATGTAACAAGCATGTATATCAAAGTGAACTATCCGATTATATAGCCCGCTGCATGCCGTATATTCAACAGTACATGACTGACGACAAGAGTGTAGAAGTTAGTACAGACAATGTGTTCAACTGTAAAGTGACTACGGGGTTGCAAAAAAAGGATATATACACGGATTATTTAATAGATGTCGAAAAAAAATCATTGCCACGAGCCATGGAAAGAGTGGTAACGGATGTATGTCCAAACTGCCCCGATAGTAACGTCGTATATTACCATGACACGAGTGACATGGTATGCGACTCGTGTGGTGTGATCGTGGACACGTTGATAAGTCAAGAACTCACATATAGAGAAGAACAGGAAACATCGGAGAAGGTCATTAATTATTCATATAAACGAGATAATCATTTCAATGAATGGTTATCACAATTCCAAGCTCAAGAAATGACAACAATACCTAAAGAAGTAATAGAACAATTGAGAAACGAATTCAAAAAGATCAAAATAAAAAGTGTAAACGAAATTACACATGCTAAAGTGAGGGGGTTGTTAAAAAAACTGAAACTCAACAAGTACTACGAACATGTGCCATATATCTCAAATATTTTGAGTGGTATAAAACCACCCAACATGCCCGTGGAACTCGAAGAACAATTACGTATGATGTTTAGAGATATTCAAAAACCGTTTGATAACAACTGCCCAGCAGAACGTAAAAACTTTTTGAGTTATTCTTTTGTACTCTATAAATTTTGTGAACTGTTGAGTGAAGACACGTACCTTCAATACTTTCCCCTTTTAAAATCAAAAGAAAAGCTACATCAACAAGATATGATATGGAAAAAAATATGCACAGAATTGCACTGGGAATTTATACCCACGATTTAATCAATCGTAACACGGATTACCTCTGAAAGAGCTCCAGCAGACGGTGGAAAATTCACAAGATACGCTTCCTGTAAGTTTAGTAGCTTCAGGTAATTCCGTGCTTGTGAAACCATCACATCTGTTATGTTTTTGACTGTCTTTAATTCAACGACAGTCGTTCTATTAATGATAATATCCGCTCTTAAATTTCCAATCGTATGTCCTTTGAATGTGATCGGTATTATACGTTCAGTTTCGTATGATAGACCATGCTCACGCAGAAGTACCTCCATGGCATTGTGATAAACACGTTCACTAAAACCGGGACCTAACGTGTTATATATTTCAGTTACGTATTCGTGTATCATATACGTATTAATATACACTCGTCTTTATACACTTAAAGATTACCCCCATATATAGAATGGGTAATCCCATACCCACGCATGTTATACATGAGGCTAGTCATTCAGCCAAATGCACCGTTCCTATAGCTCAGTTGGTTAGAGCGTGGTGCTTATAACGCCAAGGTCACGGGTTCGAGCCCCGTTTGGAACA